ATTTTCACGAATACCACCAATGAAAATCGCGCTTGTCAACAAATACTACACACCGTTATAGTCCCTCCAAAAGAGAAATCAGTTCTGTCGCGCAGGAGCGCAACGGCAGGAGCCGGACGGGACGACGCAATCACTTACCAAAACCCCAGGAGGGGTACAGGAGATCCAGAGTATGCCAATGAATGCAGAGTTTTTGAAGAAGGCACTGTCAGGAGACGGTGACGTTGATGCCAAGATCACAGCGATCCTGACTGAGTACGAAGTCGACGTGAACGGGCTCAAGACGAACAAGCAGACCATCCTTCAGGAGAAGGAAGCGCTCGAAGCGAAGTTCAAGGCCCTCGAAACCGAGAAATCCGGATTCGACACGAAGGTCAAAGAACTCGAGGACAAGATCAAGAAAGCCGGAAGCGAGGACACGAAAGCGTTCTACGAAGCCGAGCTCAAGAAAGTGACCGAGACTCACGCGACGGAACTCAAGAAGCTGCAGGACGAGCGTGATTCGGCAATTGCTGAATCGTCGCGATACATCGCGAACGACGAATTCGCCAAGGCAACGAAGGATCTCAATATCAGACCGGAACTTCGCGAGGATCTTCGTGAAGTTCTCTATGCGCGCAACAAGTTCGAACGGAAGACGATCGACAAAGAGATTAAATACCTCAACGCCGAGAGTCGGACTGTGAAAGACGTGCTCGCGAACTATCTGCAGACGGATGCCGGCAAGGCATACCTTCTAAACGGAAACTCTGGCGGCGGCGCGGGCGGAAGCCGTTCCGGTAGCACAACTCAGCCGCCCAAAGAACCGACGACTTCAAGAGAAGCGTTGGCTCAGGCGCTCACCGAAGCACCTGAGAAGTAAACAAAGGAGGGCATTATGCCTGTAATCACTGGACAGATCGATTCGTTTGGAGTTCCGACTAACGCTCGGGATGTTTCCAAGGCTTTTTATATGATCAAGAAAGAGGAGTCCCCTCTCTTGAATCTCATTGAGATTCCCGGCGTTGCGGGTAATACCAAGCACTATTGGTGGGACGATGCGCGCCAGATTGCGAAAACCGCGCTTACCGCGGCCCACGTGTCGGCAAGCGGAACCTTTACGGTCGCCTCGACCAAAGGTCTTCGCGTTGGCTCGATCGTCTCTGTTGCTGGGATTGCATACCAGGTCACGGCTGTTTCCAGTGATACCGTTATTACGGTTTCTCTCCTGAGCGCCGCCGATGCTGCTGCAGCTTCCGGACTGGAAATGCAGTTTCACGGTACCGCCGCAAAAGAAGGCAAGGACTACGAGGATACCGACTACACCCCCGAGGTCGAGCGCATGAACGTAACTCAGATTTTCGATGATTTCCTGAAAATCACCGGAACTGAGCGTGCCGTTAAGCGCGAAGCCAGCGATGCGGACCTTCTCCTGCAGATCGCCTCCAAGAAACTGGATCGGCTGTACCTCGCCCTCGGTCGTTCCATTTGGAGGAACCCGCTCGTATCGCCGACCGAAAATACCGCTTCCCGCGTCCTCGGCGGAATCGAGTATTTCATCGCGAAATACGGATACGCTCCAGCTGCTTCCGCTTTCAGTGCCGCGAACTTTGACGCGTTCCTCCTGGAGCTCGATAAGGCCGGTGCCGTTATTTCCGAAGCATGGATGAATCCGTCCGATCTCGGGAAATTCAGCGATCTCGATGTGAGCAAGGTGCAGATGCAGCGCGAGGACAAGTCCCGCGGAACGTTTGCCAATCAGTACGTATCGAAGTACGGTCACGTGCTCACCCTGAACACCGATCCGAACGCAACTCCTGGCCGGATCAACGTATTCAGCAAGAACGACATCAAGCTCCTCCCGCTTGCTGGCCGCCAGATGCAGATCGTCGACCTCGCCAAGACTGGAGACAACGATAAGCGTCAGCTCCTCGGCGAGTACACCATCGAGGTACGAAATTCTGCTTTGATGGGGACCTTCACCCCGTCGTAATCCGTCATGCTACTGAAAGGGCCGCAAGGCCCTTTTCTGTATAAGGAGATTTTAGATAATGAAAATCGATACGAAAGGCAAAGACTATTTTGAGAATGGTGTTTGCTATCACGCAGATGAAGAGGGTTTTGTGAATACTCCTGGTAAACAAACCGAGGAAGAAGACACCGCCGATCCGGACAAGGAAGCTCTTGTCGCGAAACTTCTCGCGCTCAAAGAAGCTCATCCCAAGATCGTAAAGGCGGCCCCTTCGCAGATTCCCGCGATGAGTGCCAAAACACTCACCAAGCTCATCGCTGAAGCCGAAGCGGCCATCGCCGCGGGGAACCAGGAGTAATCCATGGCAATCACGCTCGTCGTCGAGGACGGAACTGGTCTTGCGACCGCAAATACCTACATATCCGCCTCCAACGCAGACCTCTACAACGCCAATCTTGGCCGCGCGGAATGGTCTGTACTCGACGACGAAGTGAAAGCCGCAGCCCTCATTAAGGCAACGCAGTTCATCGATGCTTCGTTCCAGTGGATCGGAAAGAAAAAAACCTCGGCGCAAGCCCTCAAGTGGCCGCGTGTCGAGGGAAAAACTCCTGACGGTATCGAGATCCAGCTCTCAGACAGCGACGGTTTCGGTATTGAAGGCGTTCCTTCGCCGGTATCGAAAGCAGTTGCGGAAACGGCCTTCTTGTCGCTCTCAAACGATCTTTTTCAGATTGCCGACCCGAACGGGAAAGTTATTCGCGATAAGACCGACGTGCTCGAGACCGAGTATCAGCCGGATTCGCCGAGCCTTAAGCCTGCTGCGCCGACGCTTTTCAGCGCGGTCAACCTCATGCTCCGCGGTCTCTACTCGGCGCCGACCGGTGGAATGGTTATTGGAAAGGCGATTCGCGGATGAACTACGAAGCGAAACGGATCGCGACCTACGCGAATTTAAAAGCGAAAGGCGCGCCGTGTACCCTCGTAAAGCCGGTACCTGGCGAAGAGCCTTCTTACGATTCGGATACTGACGAGACCACAACGCCTTCGACAAGCCATTCAGGCGTCTGCGTGATTACCAGTTTCGAGGCGAAAGTCATCGATGGAAAGACGATCCTTGCGAACGACCTGAAGATCCTCTGCCTGTTTGCTGATCAATCAATTCCCGATGCTGACAAGGACCAGATCGTTGTGAACCCCGGGACGGCTTATAAGGAAACGATCAACGTCGTCGGAGGTTTTTCGCTCAAACCGGACGGGAAGACGGTGATTCTGTTTACTGCGCAGGGACGGAAGTAAATGTCTTCTTGGACGCTTCCGCTCGATGCCTGGGTGGATAAAAGGAAGATTCAGATATCGAAGACCCGCGAGATTCTCGCTATGGCGATTTTCACGAGAGTCGTTTTGAGAACTCCGGTTGATGCTGGAGCCGCGAGACAGAATTGGCTTGTTACCTTGAATCACCCGACCTACGAGTACGATACCGGTAAGGCGAAGGGTGGCCGGGTAATGAGCGACGGACAGAATGCAATCGCGGGCGCAAATGGTGATGACACAATCATCATGCAGAACAATATGCCGTATATCGAAAAGCTCGAGTACGGTGGATACGGACCGAACAGCAAGAGCGGGAAGACGGTAAATGGCTTTTCGAAGCAGGCACCGCGCGGAATGGTCGGAATCACGATGCAGGAATTCGGCGGCCTCGTGACAGAAGCAGTGGAGAAGGCGAAATGATAGATACGTACATCGAAGAAACGCTGACCGAAACCTTCAAAACGCTTTCGCTGATCAAAACGAAAACTGTGAACGGCAAGCAGGAAATAAATGTTGCTGAGCCGAATAAGGCTTTTACCCAGGCGAACTGGATGAAAGAAACTGAAGGCTGGTACGAGATCGACTTTCTTCCCGGTGAACCGATTCAATCAGAACTCGGAACTTCTGGCCGTAATCGCTGGGTCGGAATATTCCAGGTCACGATCTGCGTCAAGCTCAACATCGGTAAGGGAATGATAAACGCTCGGTTTAACGCAATTGCGGACTTATTCAAGCGCGGAACCGTGTTTTCAGGGATTGAGATAACAAGTTGCCATCGGAGCCCGAATCTGACGTCCGAGCTCGAGGGTGCTGAAGTAGACCATTACAGGCTGCCGGTTCGCATTGCGTACCGCGCGGACCTCGCGAATTAAACCAGGAGGAATATCATGGCGAGAAAAAAAAGCGGTGCGAACCGAGGGCTTTATTTCGGACAGTACGACGGAAAAGGAAGTATACCGGCCGCTCCGGTTGCGATGTTCCTCAGGAACACTTCGGATACCATTGATGGTAAGACCGAAATGATCAAATCGAACGAGCTCCTTCCCGGACGCTCGACTTCTGCTCCGATGCCAGGGAATTCTTCCTCGGGCGGCGGTGTCCCGATCGAGTTCTCCGCGCTTTCTTTCGATCGGCTTTTGTCCGGTCTTCTCATGTCGAACTGGATCCGTGATGCTACGAATCCGAAAGTATCAACGCTCGTCCCTGGCTCAATCGCAAAAAAGTTCTGGATCCTCAAGCACTTCGCTGAAGCGGATTATCCGCTCTATCAGCTTTTCAAGAAGAACATGGTCGACTCGCTTGATCTGACCTTTGCGGTTAATGCGATCGTGACCGGTACCTTCAATTTCGTCGGCGTCAACGACCCTCTCATGGAGAAGACGAATCCGGTTGTTGGTCTTGCGTCCCTCCCGGCACCGCTAACCACCGAAGCGTTCACATCGCGGATTGGATACCTCAATATTGACGCGGTCGAATGCAAAGAATCGAAGGATTTCAAGCTCACGGTGAAGAACAATCTCGCTGCGATATACGCGCTTTTCCAGAGCGAGGCAGACGTCATTGAGAAGGCTCTCGATGTTACGGGTTCGGTTACGATCTTTTTCACTGACGAGGAAGCGTATAACAAGGCCGTAAACGGGGCGACCGTTGTATTCGCGATTCAGGTTTCTGACACCGCAGGAAACTCGTATCTTTTCGAGCTCTCGGGAACAAAGTTCGACACCCACAGCTCGGCTGTTTCAGGCAAAGACGAAATGGCACCTCCGTTCCCGTTCACCGCATTCGGAACGAACGTCGTTAAAATCACGCGAACCCTCGCGACTGCTCCGACGCTCTTCACGTTGACCTACGACGATAACGACTCGACCGGTGGAACCGTCCCCGCGGACGCCACGCTCCAGGAAGGAGGCGCAATGCTCTTTGCCTCGGCGAACTCCGGAACCCTCGTGAAGACCGGTTCGACCTTCGACGGTTGGAACACGGCAGCCGATGGTAGCGGAACCGATTACGCGGTCGGTGAGGCTGTCGTACTCGAGGGGAATATGACGCTGTACGCGGTGTGGATCTGATCATGAGCACGAAACTTTCTGATCTGAATGCTGGTACCAGGCTTCGCGCTGGTAAAGCAATGGCTCAGCTTCTGAAAGAAAACGTTGCTTACGTCGTGACTTACACCCTTCGCACTGAGGCGGAACAGTATGCGCTTTGGTGCCAAGGGAGAAAGCCTCTTTCTTTCGTGAATGATAAACGTAGGGAAGTCGGCCTCTATCTTCTTGCTGAATATGAAAACAAGTACACCGTGACGAATTGCGATGGCAAGAGAAAGAGTGAAGGCGGAACCGGAAGGAGTGCGCATCAGACCGGCAATGCGCTCGACGTCGTTCCGCTCGAGAACGGAAAAGCGATCTGGCCGGTACCGGAAGATCCGCGATGGGAGAAAATCTCAGCGGCTTTCATCGCTCAAGGCTTCACATGGGGCGGCGACTGGGACCGGGACGGTTTGACCGCACTCGAAGGCGACGACGACGAGGATATGGTCGACTATCCACATTATCAGCTTATGTAAGCTCGACCGGCTTTAAGGGCAAAGGAAAATCGAATGGATATTATGGCAATTCTTTCTTGGATTCTGATGATTCTCGTCGCTTCATTCGACGTGATCGGTCTTATCGAGGGAGTGAAATCGATATCTGTAGCGATCAAGGCGAAGAAAGGCCAAGCTTGGCCGATTCTCTCGATCGGGTTCTCTGTTCTGGTCGCTGTCTTCTTGGGTAATACCAAATCCGACATTTTCGGCTCGAAGCTGAACGCGATCCTATTTGCGGCCGTTACGATTTTCGCCTTCATCGAGCTACTCGGGTATAACGTAATCGTGAAATGGATTTTCACTGTCGTTGATTCGAAGATCGAAAAAATCGACCCAGGGAATCATGGCTTTGATCGTTTGACATAACCGCAATTGCTTCTATACCCCGGTCCGTATGGGCCGGTATTTCTAAGACATGAGGTTTGAAATGGATCTTGGCAAGCTTGCAACGCACAAAAACGCGGAAGAGGGTGTTTGGTTTGAACCGGTCGTTTTCGGTTATGCAACCGGTGTGGAATTTCGTGTACTCGGAGCTGATTCCGACGTCGTTCGGAAACAGGCACAAGTGAGCCTCAACGAGATTCGAGCGCTTACACAACCCCAGCAGGAACGAATTAACTTCGTTGAGCGGAATCGCGAAGCAGTCGTTGTTCGCGTCCTCGAGATCCGTGGCAAAGAAGGAAAACCGGTCATCCTCGATGGTGCCGAAGTCGAGAATACCGCGGCCGGATATCGGAAAATCTTCATCGCGTGCCCCGAGATCCAGGATGCCGTGAAAGCATTCTCGGATAAACGTGCAAATTTTTTGCCGGAAGAGAAGGAGACCTCGAACGAGCAATCCGACGCTTCTTCTTCCTCAATCACCCATACAGCGTCGGACGAGGGAAAGAAAGACAAGTAATACGCAATCGCGAGGACCGGGATTTCTTCTTCGAGAACTACGGAGTTCCAAAAGAAGGAACTACGGCCTACCAAAAGTTCGAACCGTATATGGAGATCGCGCCGCCTGAGTGCTTCTCGTGGCTTTATGGCGAGTTTATCAATCTCTATAACGCGAATGAAACCGTGATAACTCCGGCAACTATACGTGAATACCAGGAACTCAAGCAGTTCCATTTTTCATTGTACGAAATCGACCTGATCTTCTGTATGAAGAACTGGGCGAATGATGAAAAGCAAAAACTAGAAAAGGAGGTTGCCGATGTCTGAAATATCCAGGCTTACGCTTGAAATAGATTCCAACGGAGTCGTTAAGGCGAACGGCAACCTTGATTTATTCAAGAAAAAATCTGACGATGCGGCAAAGGCCGCATCCGGAGTTGAAAGCGCCAATAAAAAGACAGCAAAAAGTTTTGGCCTCGTGAATCAACTAACCGACATGCACACGCTTGCCATGGGCGCTGCAAACATCGGAATTATTAAGTTCATGGATTCGTGCGCAGAAGCGTCCGGACGCATGGAAATGCTACGAACGAATTTACAGGTTGTCACAGGAAGCGCCCAAGAAGCCGATACAATGTTTCGCCAGCTTCAAAGATTTGCCGCCGAAACACCGTTTTCCGTTGAAGGAATTACCGATACTGCAACCCAGCTTATGCAGGTCGGAGTCGCGGCCGATGACGTTATGTCTCAGCTTCAAATGCTCGGAGACGTTTCGGGCGGATCTCAAGAAAAACTCAACCGCATAATGACAAATTACACGCAGATTCTTTCCGTTGGGAAAGCGTCTACGATGGATATCCGCCAATTTGCTCAAGCAAACCTTCCGATTTACCAGGAACTCGAGAAAGTTACCGGCAAAACCGGCGAAGCTCTCCAAGATATGATCACCAACGGAAAAATAACTGGTGAAGTGATTACCAAGGCCTTCCAGGACATGACAGCGGAAGGCGGAAAGTTCTACAACGGAATGTCGCTCGCTTCCGAGACTTACGAAGGGAAACTCTCAACAATGAAAGATTCAGTTACGAATCTTTCCGCTGCGTTCTCAGATCTCTGGTATACCGACTTCAAGAAATCAGCATTTGATGCAATTGCTGCTGTGTCAGATGAGCTCGCAAATTTCTTTAGAGAAAACAAAGAACATGCAGATGCGTTTAAAATATTCAACACTGATTATACAAACTCTTCATTCAACCAGCGCGAATACGTTGCAAATGAACAGATAGAATACTGGAGTAAGCGTTCTCAAATGCTTAAGCGTGTCGGCGGCGATTACAAAAGCGATCCAGAATATCAAGAGGCCATTAAGCAGCTCAACGGATGGTATGACTACCTCGACAAGATAACTCGCCAAGAAGCCAAGCTTACAAAAGAACAGCGCGAGATGGAAGAAGCAGCAAAATCAGCTTCAGAAACTGGAAAGAATGCAGCGAAAGAAGCTGAAAAATGGCAAGAGGTTCTAAAAAAAGCGCTTAGTCTTGAAGAAGTCTCTACGGGCGCTCAAGCAGTTGCTGATTATCAAAGAAACCTCGAAGACTCTTTGCATGGTGCAATCGCCTATGCGCAAATGATGGGCGAGAGTGTCAAAGACGTTTATACAGAATATGCCAAGAAGATCAGGATCGCACTTTCAGAAGTATTGTCATCTGGACAGTTTAATGTATTGGATAATGCCGTTACTTCATTAAGTAACCTGGAAAAGAGTTATAGCGTTAGCTTTGGGATTTCCAATCAATCTCTATTTGACGACAATTTGTTCTCGTCTTCTGGGAAACCTTCAGATAGCTTAAAGCAGTCCTATATACAGATGATCACCGAGGCTCAAGCAGAGGCCGCAAAGAATGGCGACTGGTCCGGATATGCCAAGAACTCCGCGATTGTTTCCGGCTATCAATCGATCCAGGGAACCGACGCAGGGAATTTCGCGCAGGGTATGTCTCAGGGTGGATGGCAGCAGGGTCTTATAAACATGGTTCTCGGCGCCTTCATGAAAAACCTCGAGGATGTCGAAGGGTTTCAGCGCGCGCTTAATCTCGTAACTGAAGCGCTTGCGCCTGCGGCTGACATGATAGGCGAAGTGTTTACCGCACTCGAGCCGCTCATGGATGCCGCTGTAATCGGAGGCGAGATCGGGCAGCAGTTAGCAAATGTAACGCTCGGGATCAAGACCCTCATGCCTACTATCAGGATGTTGGCGGCTTTTATATTAGGAATCTCGAAAGTTCTTGGCATGGCTATGTCCGCGATTGAGAATGCGTTTGACTGGCTTTTCGGTGACATAACGGACGGTATGAACGATTTCTCTGATGCCATGATCGGTTCAACGGAAGCGGCTGAAGAACAGGCCGACGCGACAAGCAATCTCATCGATGAACTGAAGGCCCTTCGCGAGCAGCTTCGCGAGGATCAGCTTTATTACGCTTCGCAGAACACGAGTCTAAACGCCGCGCAGAATATCTCCTCGGTTAATGACGCGATCATTGCCCCGGGTGGGCACATTATCTCAACCGCTCCTGATGATTACCTCATCGCAACCAAAACCCCGGGCTCTCTTGGATCCGGTGGAAATCGGGTAACCATAACGGTGGTAAATAATGCCGGTGACGTTGCCGAGGCCGAAGCGGTAAGCACCGAACGCGCGGACGGCATGACGGAGATATTGGTTATGGTCGACAAGCGGGTTGCGAACGGAATAGCCGCGGGAGCCTTCGACACCGCACTCTTGGCGCGCGAGCGGCGAATGGCCGGACGGAGGATATCTGTATGATCGCATGGCCCGTTGGCGTTAACAAAACGATTCTTCAGGAGACAACCTGGAAATTCCGCTCGGGAACTGTTTCTGACACGATGCGGAGCGGTAAAAAGAAGTCGCGCCTTATCAGTACGACTTCTCCAAAACCGTTTTCTGTAACCATGATCCTCACGCGCGCCGAATTAGCAATTTTCGAAGCGTGGTATGAAACGGATCTCAGGTTTGGCACTCTCACGTTTCAGTTTCCAAAGATCGCGGGAAGTGGGGACGCCGAATATCGAATACTCGATACCAATCCGCCTTCATGTTCACAATGGGGCGCATCGACAGTAAAACTCACGATGTCATGGGAGGAGCAATGATTCCCTCGCCGAAGGCTTTGCGCGAAATCTACCGCCTCGAAACAAGTGCCATGTTCCCTGCGCTCTTGAAGATCTCGTATACGATCGATTCAGTTTCTGGACAGTTGCGGCTCGTGAATAACGACGTAGAGGATATGGTTTACGAAGGAGAAACATTCACTGCCGCCTCATTCAAGTATACCGCTCCGAAGCAGACCGATAAAAAGATCGGTAACGGAAGTCTTTCAATTTCGTGCGCAAATCAGAAAATAATCGAAATTATCCGATCGATGCCGGTTGGTTACCGTGCTCAGGCTGAAATCGTTGCTGCGTTTTATTACGACAAGGGAACGGTCGTATTTGAAGGTCTCGAGGAATGGAAATTCGAACTTACGAAGGTTACCTGGGACGAGATCGTCGCGACGTGGCAGATGGAATACGACAATCGCATGTCGCTCTTGGTTCCTTGCGACAAAATGACGGCGCAGAAATGCCCGGGGATTGCATGATGATAGAAGTCAGAGATGTGATCGGAAAGCCGTATGCTCCTCACGGTCGCGGGCCGGACTTTTACGATTGCTACGGAATTGGAATCGAGGCTTGTAAAAGATACAAAAAAAAATTGATAGATATACATAACATGGTAAATGGTTCAAAAGCTGAAGAAGAAATTGTCTTTGACGTTATCGCTCTCATGGGGGCGTACCTTATAGAAAAACCGGTTGAAAGCGCTGTTGTTCTTCTACGAGTTCCACTGGGTTGCCATATTGGGGTCTGCCTCGGAAGAGGAGATTTCATCCACGCGACGCGCGATAAAGGCGTTCAGGTCGAGACGCTTTCATCCTGGAGAAAGCGAACCGAAGGATTCTACTTATGGCCATAGTTACCCTCATCAAAGATCCTTTTTCCACGAAGAAAGACCAGTACCGGATTACCGAATGCGTTGCCGTCAAGGATGCCATTCGGTTTGATCGCGATAATGCCGTCATCATCGTAAATGGACAGCGCGTCGATGAAAACTTCGTCCTCAAAGAAGAAGATATCTGCCTTATCGAACAATTGCCAGCCGGAACAGGCGGTCAGATCGTCGCTGGGGTGCTTACAGGCGGGCTCTATAACGTTGCTGACGCGATAACGTATGGTATTTCGGGCTCGCACATCCACGAGCTCATCATGAGCGGGTTAAAGGACCTCCTTACCCCGGACATGGATCTCGACTCCGCGACATCGGACGTCGACACGCTGCAGAAGATCCCGCAGCTCAAAGGTGCAAAGAACCAGAGCGGACTCGATAAGCCGGTCCCGCTTGTCCTCGGCAAGCATTTGCTCACACCGTACTATTGCGGATCACCGTACACGTTTATTGATCCTACCGATGGAAGCGACGGCGCGAATCAATACTTCTGCGGCCTCTACATGATCGGATACAACACCGTGAAAATCGCCGATTTGAAACTCGGGGAACTGCTTCTCGCGAGTAATGCCGCGGGCGTCTTTAACGGATCGATAGCGATTGATTCAAACTCGATTTACAGCGATTACAGTGCTCAGCTTGAGGTGCAGCAGTCCGCGGAGGTTTCGCTCTATACCCAGAAGGTCGTCGAGGAGCAGCTTTCGATTGAACTCTCATATCCTGAAGCTGGTTTCCAGCGTCTTCCGGTTCGTTTTAGTGCTCGATGCCCGATGAAAATTGAGCTTGAGATCACGCTTGCAAATGGCCTTATCGGATATTCAGCGGCAGGCGCGGTTGAGAACCGCAATATTCAGCTTCGCGCGCAGTGGCGGCCGCTCAACGGAACCGATGAACAGTGGGCGGATTTCCCGATGTTCCTGAATGCAAGCGCGTATTCGTCTGGCGTGAGCACGATCACGCGCGCGAAGAAGAAGCAAATGCGCTTTGTTGCGATCAAAGAGTTCACCTTTGCCGAGGTTTCAGCGCTTGGAACTGATTATGTCGAGCTTCGTCTTTTCCGTGGGAATGTCCAGGCTTCGGACGGTCGCACGGCTGACGACGTGTATTGGTCTGCGATCAGGACCTGGTGCTTCGATAAAGAAGCCACTTTCGCGGCCTCTGCCTTTGTACCTCAGGTTCCCGTCGTTGAAAGCCTTCGCACGAAGACGTGCCGGCTTGGATTTCGTATCAAGGCAGGGGATGACGTATCGGGTACGATTGACAGCCTGAACATGGTCGTATCCTCGGTCGCGCGTACCTGGACGGGCGCAGCCTGGACAACGATGGAAGCCGCGAAGTTCTCCGGAACGGTATCACAGAACCCCGCCTCGGTTGCTTTGCTTGCCTTACAGCAGCCGCATCTCGGGCCGAATCCTTATGCAGACACCGAGCTTGATATGGACGAGCTCGCGGAGCTGTATGAATTCTGCGAGTTGAAAGAGTATAAAGCGGGCGGGATTCTCACCTCTCAGATGCTCGAATCAGGCTTGCTCGATAAACTCCTGACTACGTGCCGGTCTCAGCTCTACATCAAGGACGGCCGCTACGCGCCGCTTATCGACCGCGAACGCCTGTATCCGGTTACGGTCCTCAATCAGCAGAACACCATGAGTGCAACGAACTCGAAAGAGTTCGACGAGCTGCCCGATGGCCTCCGGATCAAGTTCGTCAATGAAGACGATGGGTATCAGACGAACGAGATCTACGTTATGTACGACGGTAAATCCTCAAGCGATCCCGAATCGGTCTTCCAGGACGTCGAGATTCCCTTTGCGACGAACTATCAGCACGTTTGGAAGCTTGGCCGGTACGTTCTCGCTTGCATGAAACTGCGTCCTGAAACTTGGATTAGAAAAGTCTCGCTCGAAGGATATTCAATCCCCTTTGGTTCGCTCGTCGCGGTCCAGGATGACACGATTATGGTCGGCCTCAATGGAGGCGGGATCATCAAGCGCGTTGTCCAGGCAGCCGGGTATATAATCGGGATTGTCTGCGATGCCTATTTTGACATGGAAGAGGGCGTTGAGTATGGCGTCAAGATCATCCAGGCGAACGGTCTCGATAATCCTTCGGTCAGAACGGCGAAGGTCGTTACCGTTGCGGGTTATAGCAATGCGTTTACCTTTGTTGATCCAATCGCGGCTTCGAGCACCATTAAACCTGAAGAGGGGAACACCGTTGCCTTTGGAGAATACTCGAAGATAACGATTGACGCGATCGTTCTAGGGAAGACTCCGGCCGACAACAACACGTTTGAGCTCTCACTGGTTCCGTATGTCGCGGATATCTACGAAGCCGACTCCGGTACGATCCCCGAATTCGACTCGAAGATCACGAAGCCCGTTGCTCCTTCGAAGATTCCTGAGGTTCCGAAGAAGGTAATCACAATCCCGGACGTTCAGGAGTCGATCGGCGGGGCAATCGCCGACCGGCCTACATATACCGAAATTGCGACCGGGTTCACCGCGGCAGGCCTCGTGATTGTCCCCGCGCAGCTCAACGCGACGGCAGTTGGCGGGTTCCGGTTCATCACGATCACCTGGGCGAAGCAGTCGAACCTTTCGAATCTCAAGGAATATCAGATCCAGTGCTCGGAGAACGCGCTGTCTTGGTACGCGCCGAGCCTCGACGGATCCGGAACGAACGGGCACGGAACTGCCGAAAATGCCTATTTCGCTACGACCTCGCCGATGCTGGTTCACCCGAATATCCCTCCGGCCGGTACTGAAGAGGCGCCGGTCGGAAGGCTCTTGTATTACCGGGTTCGGCAGCGAACGGCCCTCGACGCGATCTCCGAATGGTCTGCCGTCGTCGCGGCGACTACGAAGCTAGCGGACTCAGGGGACTACGCGGCGAATTCGATCTCGCTCAACGCGCTCAAGACGAGCGAACTCTATGCGTTGTTCGCGACTCTTTCGGAAACGCTTATCATCGATCCGAACGCGGGCCTTGCTTCGCAGAATACCGATTACGTGGATGGTGACTCGCGGACCTTGCTCAACGCGCGGGAATTACTATTCCAGTATGTCGTCAATGGTTCCTGGGTAACGATCGTTCGGCTCGCGCTTGAAGGGCTTTGCTCGAATCAGATTTATTCGAAAGACAAGCTTTTCATTACGAACGACGATATGGCAGGGCGGCGCGCGCGTGGGTTTGACGTTGGCCTTCCGTATCTTTCGGAGAATTCGCGTGTCTGCCATTACGATACAGACCTTCTCGATCAGACTGGCGCGACGTATTGGACTCTTTCAGGATCGGGCGCTCTTGTCGGAAAGGAAGACGGAATAACTCCGGCGATTGTCGCGGTAGCTCCATACGCGACCGAGGCGAAAAGCCTTCTCGGAAACTTCCGCCTCCAGAAGGATATCGGCGTTGCGAACGTCTTCACGCTCGATTTCTGGATCCGCTATTACTGGAACGAGAATCAAGAGTTGTTCCGCGTTGGTTCTGAGAATGAGTATGTATCGATCGACATGCTCAATTCGGAGCCGTATCTCAATGATGAAGCAACAGACGGCGTAATGCTGAATGATGAGGCAACAGACGGTGTTTGGCTCAATGAAATACAAGGCGCGGTCGCTCGTGTCGTTTATTACTTAAACGGTATTTTTGATATTCGTTACATTCAGGACGATCAAGGAAATCCTGCGCTTAAAACTGGAACATGGTATCACATCGGCGTTATAGATTCAGGAACCGTGCTTGTCGTTCTCGTCAATTCGAGTCGTTTCGAATTCGAATCTCCAAGCGCAAGAACGGAATCGCTTGGAATCGATATAAATCCGATGCTTGGCCAGTTCCTTGTCGATGAGCTTTTTGTCGACGCAACTGTCGCGGAAACAGAGAGCGCGTTCTTCGCGAATACGACTGCAAAAAAACCGTGGGCGAAACTTTCAGATGAACACGATTGGTTCGTACTCGACGCGAAGAACCCCGAATACATCATGTCAAATATATGGAAAGCACCAGGATTCAGAGACGCGGTTCTCGAAATAGCCGCGCCAAAGGTTTAAGGGGAGGGGATATATGGTACTCGATTTAACATTGGATGCGATTCAGATACCGAATCTTCCGACGTATACGCCGGGATTTGGAACTAAAAAAACCGTAGCAGGTAAAGGGTTATCAACTATTGAGAATATGCAAAACATATTGTCTGTTTATACCCGACAAAGGCCGTACACGATTGCGGAGGCATCATCGACGGGAATTGTTCAAGCAAATGCGTGTATTGCTCTCGCCACAGGATGCTCGGCAATAACGCTCGGAAACGGCTCCTTTACCGGCGTTCGCGTTCTGCTTATCAATACGACCGCGTCGTTTGTACAGCTCATCACCGGACAAGAAACCGGCTGGATTATGCCGTACCAGACGATCGAGGTTATGTGGTTCGGAGATTGCTGGTACGTTCTTGATGGGCACATGGTCGGAGAGATTCTTAACGTCACGTTCCCGCTCGATAAGATTCCGTTCGGTTACATGACGCTTCACAGCGGCCTCAGGCCGTCGCGGACTGCGTACAAGCGACTCGCGAACACGATTCTGTATCCGTTGGTTGATGTTGCTTTTACCTGTACAACCGCGACGCCGAGCGTTTTCACAAAAACGGCGCACGGTTTTGTCGGAGGTGAACGGCTGAGACTTTTCACGAACGGTACACTCACCGGCCCGACATTGTCGCAGGATTATTTCGTCGAACGAATAGACGCAAATACGTTTTATCTTAACACGCTTGAAGGAGGGTCATCTCGCCTTGCGATTACTGCGCAAAGTGGAACGCATTATTACCAGTGTAGCGCATATGGCGTTGGTGATGGATCGACGACCTTTGACATTCCTGATCCAAGGCAAACTGCGTTTGTCGGTGCTGGAACAGGAACGACTCACAATATAGCAGCGGTTGATACCTATCTCGGCGGCCAGTTTAAGGATGACAGGATTCAGAATATAACAGGCTCATTTTTTGTAGACTCACCGTCAGTTTCTGCAGTTGGTGCGTTTACAGGAGCTCGAGAAGGATCGTCAGGAACAAACCTTGAAGGGGATGCGACGGTTAGATACACGTTTGATGCGTCAAAAGTTGCTAGAGCCGGAACGACAACCCGCACAAAGCAGCTTGGAGCTTATTACATCATTAAATACTAAGGAGAGGGAAAATGAGAATTTGGTTTTTCGACAAATACAGTGGAGAACTCATACCATCAATGGAAGAGGACAAAGGGCAGGAAGCCTTATTGTCTCCGCGTGAGCAGGGAAAAATAATTGAGTCAATTTACAGCACGACAATCGCTCCACCTGATTACAGCGAAAATGAAACCGTTATATTCAAAGACTCGACATGGGAAGTACAGCCTGATTATCGCGAATTAATAGCGTGGTACAAAAAAGACGGTTCTCCGGTATCCATAACCGATATCGGCGTTGAACCTGACCGTGAATACGTTGAAACAGCACCGGGTGGAACCGTACAGCCGGTATGGGACGAGACGGCAGGAAAATGGCGCGAGAAAACGGAAAAGGAACTGTACGCGGAATTATATTCGAGCGACCGCGACAAGGCTGTAACCGTGATGCGCCACGAGTGTGAATTGGCACTGGTCAATGTGCATTATCGAAAAGAGTTGCCGTTCAAAGGCTATCACGTTCGCGCAGATGAAAAATCTCAAAACATATTAACAGGCATGATTGCCGAATTGGCCTATGGTTCAAGAACCTTTCCGATACCGTGGATAGTCTGTGAAAACAAGTTTATTCCTGTTGAAAACAATACAGAAATGCTTGAGCTTGTCACTATGATAAGCCAATCAGTTCAACAATCAATTTTAGCAAATACAACGGCGAAAAAAGCAATCGACAATGCGGCGGATTTTGAAATGGCTTGGGCAATCTTTACAGCCTTTCGCGACGCAGAAATATAAGGAGCCGAAACAATGTTGCGTGAAAATTTCGACACCGTAACGGATGACGGATGGACAACGAGCGGACTCAATGTTCAGTTCAAACAGATTGGCGATACTTTGCTCGTTCAATGCACCTGCGGATTTTCTGACTGGATGTTCAATCTATTCGCTGCAAAGGTTGAATATGATGAACACGGTACGAAGGTTAAAGCGCATGCGGGATTCGCTGCTATGTGGCTCTCGATTCGGGCTGATATCGAAAAGCTCACGTTCACGAAACTGATCCTGTATTCTGAAGGGTCAGCAATCGGAACGGCGATTCACTTCAACTATAAAAAGCGTTTCGGAATCGAACCAGATTCGAACGCTTTTGGAACACCTCGTTATTTTGCAAAGTCTTCCGAGGAAGAAGTGAAGGACTGCTTCACGAAGTTCAAACGATTTAAGAATAGATGGGATGTTGTTACCCATACTCCGTTTGAATCGATGGGATTCATTCACGTCGGCGAAGAGATAATCTTGCCAGCCGTGAAATTCTCGGAGCGGCCGAAGGGTATACGCGGGTTCATTGAATGGGTTGTGGGACATTCGCAGAAGATTTACAGAATAGCGACTGCGAAATACGATGAGAAGTGGAAATAAGAAAAACGCAATTGCGGATGGGGGAAAGTATGGAAGGATGGACAGAAATTGCACAAATCATGATGGTCTCGGGAGTGTT